TCTACAAAACCACCTGTTTCTCTATAATCCTTTTCTTTACCATCCATATCTATTAATGGCATTACCTTTTTAGCTACCGGTTCTTTAGCGTCCTCTGTGTCACCACCTTCAGCCATTAATCTATACGCTTGACCTTGATAGAAACGAGGTCTTGATCTTATATCTGCTATATCCAAACCTTCAGTTACATAAGGACTTAATTCTGCTTCTTCTTCCTCTTCTTTGCCACCCATAAAAAATGGTAGTGCTGAGGCTGCTAATATACCTGCTCCTATTTTTCCACCAGGTATTTTACTAAATATGCTTGCTTTTGATCCTGATGTTCTAAGAGCATTAAAAACTTGTCTATCTATTGGTGCTTTTGTAAACAAACTACTAGCACCTATTCTAGCTGCTGTTGCTCCTAGGTTGCTTGCAACTGCAGAGGGTGCAAACATTTTAAACCCAAAACCTGTTCCAGCACTTCCTGCTCCAAGTGCCCCTAATCCTGCTGTTCCTGCATATAATAATGCTAACTTACCTATATCTGATTTTGCAACTTTCTTAATGGCTCGTGTTGCTTTCTTTACAATACTACCTAATCCATATGCTTGCCGTGGTTCATCGTCAATAACTGCTCCACCATCTGCCATAAGTCTGTATGCTATTCTATTTAAATCTACGGCTGGTTCTTCTGTTGTTGCTGGTGCTGATGTTGCAGCTCCCATACCCATGGCTGCGTTGTATTCTGCTTCACTACTATAACCAAGTTTCATCCATAGTGGCACATCACCTTCTTCGTTTCTAGACGGTCCAGTTGGACCAATGGAAGAGGGTCTTCCAAATCCTTGAACATCTGTTTGATAACCATAACGATCTACAAGATTTGCTGCGGTCGTAGGGCCAAATTTTGTACCTAATGCTGTAAGTCCTCTTCCAAGTAAAGTATTATTTAAGAAAAAATCTTTAGCTCTTTCAATAGGGCTTGGTCTACCTATAAGATTTTCTACTGTTCTTACATTACCTGCTCTTACCTGTGCTCTTTGATTTGCGTCTTGGGTCGCGGTAGTTTTTGACCTATCAACATCTCCTGCTGGTGCAGCTCCTGCTGGAGTATCACTTCTACCACCTTGATAACCACCTTCACCACGATATCCTTGTCTAGTACCACCAAACCCTGGTTTAACTAGCATACCGCCGTCTTGTAACATCTGTTTTGCTTGTTGTGCTCTTGTTATGGCCATCTATCTATCTTATTTTGTTTTTCCTAATAAATCAAGGCTAGGCATTATCAGTCTGACATCTTTTCTTATTTCAGATTCAGGTATGCCTTTTGCTTTCCATTCAGAATCATTCTTATATTTTTCGCCTGTCTTCATGTTAGTTATTGTTGTTATTACTTCTTTTGGTTCTATGACCGGTAAATCTTTCATTATGTTGTCACCTCTCTTGGCTGTATTTCTAATATCGATGCTATGACATGCAGTTCGTTTGCGTCAGAAGCTTGCACTTTTAATATCTCACTTTCTTCCATTACAAGTGGGTTAGTTAAAAGTTCTGTTGTAGTAATTGTTGCTATAGTTTTTGTTTTAAACAGACTAAATATGTTACCACTAGTATCTACTAAAGTAACGTCTATATTGCATCCAGATCCTGCATCATTACATACTAATATAGATTTAACAACAGCTGTTTTAAAACTAGGCACTGTGTACAGTGTAGTTAAATCTGTTGTAGTTAAATCTACTTTTTTATTTATAAAACTATTAGCCATTAATTTAAAAAGAAGTTAAATGCTTCTACCTCTTGTTTTAATTCTTCTTGAAACGTTGTATTTAATTTTTCAACAATAGCATCTAAATCTCTAACTTGAGATTCTGCCACAGTAAAATCATATTCTTTTGAAGCTCTTGTTAATACTTGTGCTATTTTTGCCATTATCTACGTCCATCTGGTTGTATGTCTAATCTAAAAGTTCCTAGCTTCCAGTTTTGACTAGTTGATGTATTTTCTACTTTTAATGCTATAGCTCTAGCTCTAGCTCTGGTGTCTATTTTTTGTGTTGATGTAGTTATATCAAAAGGACCTAATGAAGAGCTAGCAGCAGTGTCATTTGGAAAATTTCTTAAATTTAAAGTAATTCTAGTGTTGCCTGTTTGAGATATAAAATCAGGAATGAATCTTCTAATTTTCATTAAAAATTCTCCATCACCTCTAAGATCAGCTGTTCCTGTTGTAGCTCCTCTGACTATTCTTTGAGTAATATCAAAGTCTCCAGATAATATGTTAGCAGTTATGGCAGTTATAGTTCCATTTCTATTTTGATCTGTTCCTGTTTCGTGTTCATAGTATGATGTTCTACCCTCAGTGTTTCCAACAACATCAAAAGATGTATCAGTAGATGCATCGTATTCAAGAGCATGTGGTTTACCAAACACTGCAGAGTCTCTCCACATTGTTCTTGCTAAACTACCCACAGTCCATACTGGTCTTCGTGGCGATGAATCAAAATAATTATATGCAACCATTCTATTTACAACAGAAGAATTTGACTCTGGATAAAACCATATTACTTCACCAAATAAATTATTTAATCCAGCAGACACCATTTGATTACCAGAATTTAAATTGATATTATCAAATACAAAATCTTCTACTAAACAAGGTAGTGACTCTAATTTACCAGCGTATCTAAAGAAACCATTCTCTGACATCCAGTATGCAGCACCATCAACTTCTACACATGCATTCTGTCCAACCAATCCACAGTTAGTTCCTGTTTGAGCAAATGCAAAAGTAAAAGGTTGACCGACAAAACGTTGTGTAAATAAAGCTGTATCTGTCCAAACATAGATTGCATCTCTACCTCTGATAGCTCCTCTGATCTGTGATCCATCAGCAAGTCTTTGTGTACCAGCTGTATTGGTTGCTGTTGGTGTATATGTATTTATATCTTCTTGATCTGAGAATCTAATAAACATATCGTCTTGAGTTTCTGGATCACCAATGGTTGTTTCTGTTCCATAAAATACTAAGTGTCTATCTGGTGTTGAAACTACTACGTGACGTGATGCTGTTGGCGCACCGGTAATAATTGTAGCTCTTGTTTCTGTTGCATTTGACAATGCAGAGTTCCAAGAAAATACAGCACTATCATGAATTAAACAAATGGCTTTGTCACCAAAATTATCTAACGACCACATACCAGGATCTAAAACTAAGTCACCAGATGCCGCCTCACCCCACGCAACAAAGTCTGTAGAAAAAGTTACTGTAGCACCGTCACTGTGTGACGCTGCAGTTGTTCCATCAACACCTCTTGTTACACCTGTTAGGGTATTACCAGTAATACCTGTATAAGAAATTTCTTCACTGTCTATGATAATAAAGTTAGTACCAGAACTAGAAAATTGAGATGCGTCTGTTAATACAATGGTTGTTGTAGAGTCATTAATAGCACCATTTAAAGTAGTTGTTAAAGCAGAGGTATCCTCTCCACCCCAAGATCCTAAACCCCAACCAAAACCTTTTGCCTGCACAGCTGGACCTACAGGATAATAATGTTGAACTCTAATACCACCAGAGGTTGTAGCTCCTGACCCAGATTCATTAGATGCAAGTGTGATGGTAATTGTTTTTGATGTTGGTACACTAGTTACCATAAATTTTTTATCATCAAAATCACTTGAAGAAAAATTAGAATTAGTCGCTGAGCTAAAATTATCTAATAGAACTATATCTTGTGGATTTATACCATGAGATGTACTGAAAGTTATTGTAACAATTGGTGATCCGTTGGTCGTGGTAAAAGCACTAGTAAGCGTCGTTGTAGATTTAATAGGGTGTATGTCATAAAATACACCTCCAGAAAAAGCATATAAAATTCTGTTTGTTCCAATAATAGAGTATTTTCTTGATAAGCTATTTATAAAATGGTGCATACCTCGACCAGCACCTGTTAGTTCGTTTGCCCCAGTACCACCTAATTGATTCCACCCACCTATTTTTTCTGGTGAACCATATCTAAATCTAACATTATCACAGTCAACCCATTGGCCTTCTGCTGTAGTTTCTGAAATCTGTTTATTTATACCTGGCTGAAATCCTATTTTTTGTAACATAATGTACCTTTTTAAGTAAACAGCTGGATATTATATTTAAAATTACTATAAATCAACATGGTTATTTTCCGTAAACACAGTCCCCTACAACCAAAAAATCAAGATCAGAGTGTTCTAAAAGATTTAAAGCATCCTGCGGACATCCCGCTATTGGTTTTCCATTATCATTTAATGATGTATTTAATAACATAGGTAAACCTGTTTTATTTTCAAATTTATCAAGTAATTCATAAAAAACACTATGGCTTTCATCTACAGTCTGTATTCTACTAGTATTATCAATATGTGAAATAGGTTGAAATATTTTATCTTTAAATTTAACACTATATTTCATAAAACTACTATCATGCTCCCAATCAAAATATTTTTGTGTAGCGTTAGATTTAATGGAAGCAGCAAAAGGTCTGTAATCCTCTCTATGTTTTACTTTTTCGTTTATTATATGTTTACCATCCTTTACTTCAGGACTCATTAATATTGATCTATTACCAAGAGCTCTTGGACCTATTTCACCATGCCCCTGATACCAACCTATTATTTTACCTAAAGCAAGTTGATCTGCAACAAAGTTTATGGTCTTGCTAGATGGCTTTGAATTAGGAGCTTCATCACTTTGCCAAAATGGAAAATTATCTTTAGAAAAAAAAGGTTGTTCATAAAAATTTCGTAAAAATTCTACACAACCTAATGATAAACCCTCGTCAGCACAATGTGGTGGTATAATCATATTTGGAAAGTTTTCTTTTAATTTTGTATTTATACAAATGTTATGTGCTACACCACCTGAATAAGTAAATTGTGTTTCTCTATTAAAATATTTTGACACAAATCTAGGAACTTTTGTTTCAGCAAAATAATGAACAGTGTTTAAAAAATTTATTAAATTAAATCTACTAGCTAATACACTTTCATAAGTTTTTGAATAGTTATTAAAATTACCTACAAAATTTAAATCTTCAAAAGGCATGTCCTTAATAACATTATAATATTTTTCATCAAACTTACCAAAAGATTGAAGAGCCATTACTTTACCTGCAACATCCTCTGGATGTCCTTGGATGTGTAAAGACGCACCTATTTCCCCTAAAAGCATTCCAAATGATCCAACTTCATCAAGTGTATAAGATTTTATTCTTTTTTTATTATTAAAAATACTTATTGACCTTTTTAAATCACCATAGCCATCTAATACTATATGTTTGTGAGCATCGGACAACATCCATGATGATAAGCTGTGAGCATAATGATGATCTATTCTAAAGACTGGACAAGTTAATTCAGTAAAAATTGGATAGGGTATGTTTATTAATTGATAAAGATCATCTGTTTTACAATCATTTAACCATGGAAATTGATATGAATCTAAAACAAATGCGATAGCATCAATGTCTTTTAAATTATATCTTAAATAAAATGAGGATTCTAACCAAGAAAAAATATCATTATAAGCAAAATGTTTTATTTGATTTGTTCTTTCTGGTTTAAAATATTTTACATTAACACCATCAGTGTATGTAACATTAGAGTCGTGCTCTCCGATCCTAACTCCTAAAAATTTCATATACCTATATTTCCACTTATAGTTACAGAGTTTTTAGCTTTTTTAACCATGTGCTCTAAATAACTAGGAAACAAAATTATTTGATTTTGTTTTACTTGAGGAAAAAAAATACAGTCAATATATGGATCTACTTTAGTTGCATAAATCATATCATGACTTGGATGAAAGAATACTGTTTGTGGTTTTTCAAGTTTTTCATATATAGTGAACGAGAAGGAGGAGTTTGGATGTGTATGTCTTTCTTGAAAATCATTATTATAAATATTTCTCCAAACATTTATAATTTTGCAATCATATATTTTAAAATCTTGTAAACAGTTAATTATCTGTTCTTTTAAATATTTTGCACCCTTTTGTGTCATTTTATTGTTATTACTTAAATAAGAAGATAAAGTGCCACTTAACCACGCTTTTTTATATTCTTCGGTGGTAAGCTCAAGTTTTGAACTATCTATGTCTTCAACCCATATGGGTGTTGGAAATATGTTATATTTCATTCATCTTTCGATTTAATTAAATCTTTACTTTCTCTTACAGAAGTTATTTTTTTAATATCTTCAGGAAAATTTTCTTGAAAATTAACTATGATTGACATTAAATTATTAACTATATGTTTTAAAGATTCTGCGGGAAGGTCAAAACATTTTTTTTCATTTATAATTTTTATCTCTAATTCAGAGAACTCAATCTTAGCTGATCCATCGTTTTTGTATTGTATTATTTTCATCTTTTTACATCTCCTTTATAATTTGCGTGCTCACCATGTTTATCAACGTAATGAAGAAAAGCTTGGATATGATAATCCCCATCAAAAGGCTCCCTCCAGTGTTCTACATTACAACCATTATAGATTAAAGCATCTCCTTTATTTAACATTACTTTTGTTTCATCCATAAAAATACCCCAATCGTTTTTATCTGAATCAATAAAAACAGTCGCACTTATTTCACAAGAGGGTCTATCAGTATGTTTTTTAAGTTCAGCGCCATAAGTATAACATCTCCAAAAAGTATAAGTTTCGTATAATTCAATATTAATTTCTTTTTCAATTAAAGATCTTTTTTTACTTGAAATAGTTTCTATTAAAGGATCTTTGTAAAAATAAGTATCAGCATTATTATTTTGAACTAAATCAAAACTAGTTCGATTATTAAAATGTTGTAGTTTACAATATCTTCTTAATAGATCTATTTCTGTTTTATTTAAAAAATTAGGAATAATTTTATATCTTAATTTGTCTATGCTAACCATGATACCACCGTATATCTTGTTCCTTTTGTTACTTTTTCAACTGAATGCGGGTATAAAAAATTTGAAGGCCATACTATAACTCTACCTGGCTCTGGATGCACTGTTCTAATTTTTTCTGTTCCTTTTTTTGGACCATGAAAAATTAACTCACCACCTTTATAATCATTATTTAAAAATAAAATCATGCTTAAAGTTCTAGGCGCTGCTGAATGATGGTCATGATGTATCGTATAAAAACCACCCTCTTCATATTTTAAAGCCTCAACTGTGATTACATCTGTGCAATTTATTTGTGATTTTAAATCAAGATTTTTTCTATATTCATGATATACATTTACTAAAGTGTAGTTTAAAAAATTTTTCCAATGCACATTACTATAACTGCTATCGTCAAACACCCATGAATCAGTGTTTCTAATTTCTTTATTAACAACGTTACCTTTCTCTTGATCAATAACAGATGTTGGATTAAATTTAACTTTATTGAGATATTTTATTAAAGACCCAATTTTTTCAGGCTCTATGGTATTATCAAATACTTTAATATAGTCTTTTAATTCCATTTTTTTTTAACCCAAAAAGCATCTTTATAATTATTTATAAACTGTCTACAAATTTTTAATTTTGAAAAAAAATAATTTTTTCTTCTTCCTTCTGAAAATATCATTTTCCAATTATCTCTTTTAAAAGGAATAACTTGAGCATAAGGAGTCCCTCTTTTTATAATGGTTTCTAAGTTTGGGTACCTGTCTCCATTAATTATAATTGGAAAATTAACTGGCAAATCAAATGTATCCGTATCAACTATTCCAGGTATGATTTGAAACCTGTCATCATTATTGTTTAAAACGGGAACAAATAAACATGAATATCCG